TTGGTGAACCCAGCCTCTATCGCCGTTAGACAGTCAGGTTCACCCTCACAAATCAAAAGGGTGGATTTCCCATCCACCATAGGCTGGGTGGTGATGCGGTTCATGTTGAAAAGGAGGGGCGTAGTGTCTGCGCCCTTTTGACACCACGACTTGTTTTCCCCTTTTCTGACTTTACGGGCAGGACGGTACTTCACCATCGTAAGCACGTCGTTCGTGTCGTAGTAGTTGAAAACTACATTGCCCTCACTGTCTTGGCGCACATCCGCATAGTCGATTGTCTTGGGGCTGATTTTGCGCCGCTGGAAATACTCATACACCTTGGACTTGTCCTCACACACCACTTCTTTGGGATAGTGGTACTGCCGACGTGTCTTCACACCCAATTCTCCGAAGGAGTAGGGCATATCAGCCAGCTCGAAGAGCTTCCGGCACGCCTCAGCGTAAGTCATGCCCTTGTACATCAGCACATCCAAGATATCATAGCTACGGGAACAAGCTCCAAAACAGCGGAAGTTGAATGCTTTTTTATTGTAGATGAACGAAGCGTGATCCTCCTGATGAAACGGGCAGCAACACTTCATGTCGCGCTCGTTATAGTCGGTAATGCCAAGCTCCTCTACGATAATTCGGGCGTTGTCATCGCCCAGCTTTTCCTTGGCCTGCATGATTGCTTCACGGTCGATTTGCACAGGTTAGATCACCTCGCTCAGTCAAAATACTCACAGTCGGCTTGCACGTCGCATAGGTGCTTGCAGAACCAAAAGCTGAAATTGGCGTACCAGTCGTCCGTCGCCGTGATCTTTTCAATAAGCCGCGCCGCCCACGCTTCAACCTCGACCATGCGTTCATACTGAAACGGTTCGCAGATCCATGTTCGCGTTCGGAAGCAGTTAAACTCCAGGAAGTCAGGGTATCGTCCATAAAGTTGACTGACGGCGCTGGCATAGATGTAGAGCTGGCGAAGGTACTGATCCAGCTCACGATCAGATTGTGTGGGCTTTACTCGGTGAGAGTGGGGCTTCAAGGCTCTGGACTTGTGGTCGGTGATATACAGCTTGCCACTGTCGTCCTCACTAAGTACATCCAAAAAGCCAATAAAAGGGTGCCCCGCAAATTCAAACCTCATCTCATCCTCTACCTTGAGTATCTTCCGGGCAGGGAACGACAGTGTTTTGAGATACTGCCGTCCCTGCTCCAGATAGTCCAGATAGATTTTGCGGGATGGGGCTTTCTCCGTAATGTCGGAGATAAAGTGTGACACGTAGTAGGCAACGAGCGATTTTTGGGGCAGTACGCCGGTCAGATATTGCTGGAGGATGGAGTGCATGAGGCTCCCATATTGGGCAAAGAACTTGGATTGGGGGACGATACTGTACTCATCCCGCAAGATATACCGCATCAACCACATATATGGGCAGTCTTCAAAAGCAGTCAGCCGTGAATAGCTCCACTCCATCGGCTCAATCGACAGGTCGTATCTCATCGCCCCTCCTTAGAACGGGAGATCGCCGTCTTCTTCTCCCCCGTCGTCATTCGCTGTGGGCGGGGGAGGTGCGCTCTTGCCGCTCTTCTTGTTGGCAGTTTTGGCAGACGCATCATCAGAGTTCCCGTCACCCTGACCCTTACTGTCGCAGAACTCCACACGGTCAGCCTTGATCTCCCAGGCGGTACGGTTGTTACCCTCCTTGTCGGTGTACTTCCGGCTCTGCATCTCACCCTCAACCAGGATCTTGCGGCCCTTAGCGAAATACTTGGCAACGAACTCGGCGGTCTGCCGCCAGCACACGACGGTGAAGAAGTCCACCTCCTTCTCCTTGGAGTAGATACGATCTACGGCCACATTGAATGAGCACACTGGGGTATCGTTCTGCGTGCGCTTCAGTTCAGGGTCGGCCACCAGCCGGCCAGTGATTTTGATACTGTTCATTCTGCTTCTCCTTCCACGAATTGTTTCACTGCATTCAGCAGCTCGGTAGCGGTTTTCAGATTGTTGACCTTACGATAGTCGCCGGTGGGCTTGCCCTTGGCGTCCTTCACATACTTTTTGACCAGAACGGTCATCTTATCGCGGGCCTCCTTGGTGGCAGCTTCGGAATCAGTGAAACGCTCCAAATAGCCGGACACCAACTCCTGAACCTCCGCAATGGCGGCGGCGATCAGCTCGTTTTCTTCCCGCTCGGCGGTTTCCTGCTTCTTACTCCGCCAGTTGTCGGGATCGTCATCGGGCGTTGCGATCTGGAACATCTTCAGCAGGAAGTAACGGTTCAGATAGCTCAAACCGCTACCCACCGCTTGGCTGGCGTCGGCCTGCTGGCCCACAGTCAACCAGGGCACCTCAAGACGATCCTCCGGGTTATCCAGGTTCACCCACGTGTACACCATGTCAGCCTTGACCAGTACCTCATTGACTGTCTCCTCCAGCCTCTTGCCATCCTTGGTATTCTTGGTCTTGGTGTAGCTGTACGGGGTAATCTCGGCAGTCTGGGGCACAATGCCGGGATACAGCAGAACGTGGTACTTGTCCATGCCGGCAGTCACACGCGCCAGGATCTCATCCTCAGACACGTACTTATAGTTGTAACCGGACTTGTTTTTGCGGATGACCTCGACCATGCTGCGGATACCCGCCAGCTTTTCCACGAGGGTCATCGTCTCAATGGGTTTCTTGCTCATTGACATTCAAAACTACCTCCAAGAGAGATTTTGTTGCACGTTATCGACATCTATTCGCCGAAATTTTTGACCAAATAGCAGGACTCACAGAAATGCTCCCCGCTGGGCAAAATCTTGACGTATTCCCCGGTTATCGGCTTTCCGCAGCCATCACAGATAATGGTGTTTGCATACGCACCTCCGCAAAGAGGACAGCCGGTGAATGTTTCGTAAGGCGGTGTTTCAAGCCCGTGCCGCTCCGTATATTTCTGTGGGGTGTCAAAGGATGCCCCACATTCCAAGCAGGTATATCCAGGCGTCAATGTCAAACCACCTTCCAAATTGAGGTTTTCCATTTTGTGTTGGGGTTCTTACGCTTATCCACCACAGCAACCTCGCCCAATTTTTTCATCTCAGATAGACGAGGCTTGATATAGCGACTGTCAGGTTTGGGGATCTCCCCACGCTTATAGAGCGCAGCAGCTATATCGTCGGCGGTCATGCCCCCAGGATCGCCGCAGGCCAGCACCTCAAGGATCATGGTCTTGCGGTTTTTCTTGCGGGGCTTTACCGGACGGCTTTTCAGTTCGATGCTCAATGTTATCACCCCTTTCAATCCGGCAAACTCCGGTTTCTGTTGCAGTTATGGTCGGGCAAATCAAACCACCCTCCTGAACACGACCTCTGCGAGTTTTGCTGGAAGGGTAAGAGAGGTCTGCTACCCCCCCCACAACGCACTCAATGAAGCCCTGTTTAGTCGCTTGCTTTATCCAGACTGTCTTCATCCACCGTCAGCCTCCACTGTGTACCAGCCAGTCTTTGCTCCGCCCCCCCCCGCTTCGGCTTTCAAAACACGCGCTACCGTATCACCATCATAGACGCGGTTGGCGTCGCCGTTATAGTTGTTGATGTAACCAACCTGCCTCAGTTCGTCGCTCTTAGGAGGCTGGTCATCGTCATACTGGCGACATTGCGTGTCGAAGGTAGTGAGCGCTTTTTCAAACGCTCCGATACCGGAAAAGAAGGAACCGATCTCCATATCCTCAAAAAGATACGGCATGGCTTGGTACAGCTCTCCCATGATAGCGCAAAGCACATCCACCACAATGGAATTGCCCGCCTGCTTGTAGAGTTGAGAACCGCTGCGGTCGTTGCCGCCGTACAGGTTCTTGTTCATCGCAGCCTGCGCCTTGTAGAAATCCTCATCCTCGAAGCCCATAAGCCGCCATGCTTCCAGTTGGGTCAGTTTACGAACTCGAATGCTTTCAGCTTTCTCAATCACTCTTTTGTCCCCCCCCCGTCAATGGTGCGAATAGTGCCACATACATTATCCTTGAAGAACCGGACACCTTCGTCACATCGCCGCTCACATACGATTTTCATGTCGTTCCACAACTCCTGTCATCTGTTGATTTCCGAACCCTTTATAGTCACGGGCCAACAAGGTTAGCGCCGTATCACAGTACCCATCAAATTGGGTGCCCTTCTTACTCAGCTTCGCGCCGGCAAGTGAGCAAGTCCCAGCAGTGACGGTCTGTTGAACCTCTTCCGCTTGTGCGGATTGTGTTACTGATCTGTCGTAGCGGGGGGGGTGATCATAGCCGCTACCTTGTCGTCAGGCAGATAGTAGCGCTCGTCTACATGGTCATCCAACATATCCACCAACGCCCTTTTCAGCGGGATGGGTGCGGGAAATTGGAACTTCCCGTTGTCCAAGTCCTTACGGATGATGACGCAATACACACGCTCCCGATTTTGCGGAATACCATAGTTCTTGGCATTCAACACTTTCCAGTAGACGTTGTAGCCATAGTCCTCCAGCTCTTTGACAAAGAGGTCAAAAGTGGTGCGGAAACGAGATCCGGTGATGTTCTTGACGTTCTCATAGATGGCGAAACGGGGCTTCTTCTCTCTCAGGAAACGAAGCCACTCAACCAAGAGCGAAGAGCGGGTCTTCTCAATCTCTGTGTGCCCACATTTGGGGCAGTGGTCGCGCTGTGTAAAGTGGGCTTCCAGGGGGTTGTAGGTGTGGCCGCAGTGTTTACAAGTCCACACAGCCCCCCCCTGCTTGCCACTGATACTGAAATCCTGACACGGGGAGCCGCCGAACATCACGTTGAAGTCGGGGACGCTCTTCTCGTCGGCCTTGGTGATATCGCCGATGTTGAGCGCTGGGTCAGTCCCATGCACAGCACAGTAACTTTCTGCGGCGTACTTATCAAACTCGCAGAAAAGGGCAGTTTTGTAATTCAAAAGAGGTTCCTCCTATCAAATAGTATAGCACATACTGCTGCTCAAGTCAAGAGATTTTGTTGCACCGTATGACCAGTCAGACCTTTTTTATTTCCTCAAAGACAATTTGCTTGGGCAGCAGTCCCATACAAACATAGACACTGCTAAACGGCGGGTTCAAAGAGGGCTTCTGTTCCTCATAGCTCTTGAAGTAAGCGATAACACACTTGTCAGACTCGAACTCTGGTGTGTTGATCACGTCAAAAATAGTGTAGCAAATTGCAGTTTTATCCACGTCATCAGAGTTGATGATGCCAGTAGCCTTGCGGAATGCCTCATTGTCGCTCAGGTCGCCCTTGTCTATCAGTGTCAACTCTCCGTCGAACACCAGGCCAGAAAACGTTTTGTTGCTGGACAGAATGTCCGTGATGTGGTCAAGTCCCTCGTAAGGAACACCGCTACGGGCATAGAGCTTACCTTTGTAGAAAGTGGCCCGAACACCGTTGAGCTTCTGAGTAAGGGCGAACCACGTCCCCTCTTTGAGCGGGTACTTATCAATAGGATATGCTTGCTGGACTTCCCACTCTGGGATCAGACCCGGAATGACTTTGTTTACAGTCTTGGCAGTAACACCCAGGCGAAGTGTCTTTGCCAGCAGCTTCGTGTAAAACTCCTTCACACCAGTTGGGCACGCTTGCAGAAATGCACACACCTGATAGACCGTAACATCGTCCAGGGCTTTCTTGGCTGATAAGGTATCGCAAATTGTGTAGATGTCGCACAGCGTCAGAGTAATAGTCGGATTATATTTAACCGGACGGCTCATCGTCTGCTCCGAAATCTTGTAAGTAAGCATGGGGTTAAGTGCATAGTAAAGGAGCTTGCGAAAATGCTCATTATCCTTATACCGCCGCAACATCTCCTGCTTCTTCAATGTGCTGGACTCCTGCTGGAGCGCACACAACGCTGTGATAGCGTCAAACATGACAGCCTCCTTTCAGATCCAACAAATCTCTGGTTTACCAGTGTAGCCATGCTCCCAGACAAACCAAGCAAAACACATCGTTGTCGCCCAAGGCTTACCTTTCTCGTCGTGGTCAAGGCCGTTGTTAAGCGGACTGACACGCTTGGAAAATACATAGACCCGTTTTAATGGAGAGTTCATCAACAGCTCTTTTCGGGCTGCACCCTCCAACAACTGGATCTTGGCGAACATAATCACCTTGTTAGTAGCAACCTTCAGTGCCTTTTCGATAAACTCTTTCGCCAACGAGAACGGCGGGTTGGTGATTACGTTGTTGTACGGGGTGGTATATGTCGTGGTGAGGAAGTCCACACCACCCACTACATTACACCCAAATTTATCCTCACGCTGGATTAGGTCGGTGGAGGCAATTTCGCTGTCGGGATAGTAGTCCCGAAGGACTTTGCTGATATGACCTTGACCAGCCGCAGGCTCTAAGATAGAGCCTACGAGCTGTTCACGGTCGAGGATGGCACGGGTCGCTTCAAAAGGAGTGGCATAGAAGTCATGCTCGGCGCGGGAGCGTGTGGGAGACATCCCCGCCAAGCTGGTGCCAGTCAGATATACACGCTCACTCATGGCTGCATCCTCAATAAGGGATCGAAGGACGGCATAGGGTTCAGCTTGTGGAGATTATGAGTGTGGAGGGTGGCAATTTTGGTATCGGTAGCCTCGTTGCCAGAGGTGCCGGTAATGATATACCTATCGAGGTCGTCATAGGAAAAGCCCAGATTATCCTCATCGGTTTTCCCGCAAAGACCATCAGAGGGCACCTTGTTTACCAGCTCGGCAGGCAGACCCAGTGCGTGACCAATCTGAATGACCTCATGTACCATCAAATTGGCAAGAGGGCTGAAATCGCCAGCACTATCACCAAACTTGGTGGAGTACCCCACAAAATCCTCAGAGCGGTTACAGGTGTTAGCGACCCGCCCACCATTAGGAAGGGACTGGGCGATAGCGTAGAGCGTGGTCATGCGGATACGGGCAGGCAGGTTCGTCTTCGTTTGCTCACTGACTTCCATCTTGATGCGAACCCTAAACAAAATGGAATCAACAGGGCTTTGGATATTTACCTGATACGACCGGATGCCAAGATGCTCCACGACCCGCTTACTGTCCTCGATATCAGCCTGCTCTCCACACGGCATAAGGACACCAACAACTCTTTCCTTTCCCAGGGCTTCAACACAGAGGGCGGCGACGACACTCGAATCTTTGCCGCCAGAAATGCCGACCACAGCGTCACATTTGGGGCTGTTCATATTGAAGTAGTCACGAACCCACTGGACAATCTCATTCTTGGTTCGCTTCGGATCGGACAACATTAAAACTCACCTCCGTGGAGATTTTTGCGTACCTCGTCCAAGGTGAAAACCTTGAGCATCTGGCCGTTTTTGAACACAACTTTCAGCTCGTTATCTTCCTGTGCCTGTTCCCAAGTAAGGCCGTCTGTGTAACAATAGTTGCCACTGGGGAGGCTCCTGGTGACACGGCAGCATCCACGCTGAGACTTTTTGAAGTTGCCGCTATCGGTCTTGGGATTCTTGTAAATCATAATGGGCTTGCCGTTGTAATCCTCAGCATAGGTAGCCTTGACAGCAATGCCAAAGGTATCACGGGTATAAGGTGCATAAGCCCTGCTGTCACCGTCTGTTGCCTCCAGACACTGCATGGAGAAGGAGCCAACACCCAACGAGACGTTGTTGATAGCGAACCCACGCTCTATGAGAATCTGATAAATCGCCTCGCAGCGTTGCGGAGTAATACTGTCGCCATAGAGCGCCTTAACGTGTGGATCAAGAACCTTGTAGCCCTTACTGTTTACGGTGCCGCCGAAGATATCCCACAACTTGAATACAGTTTTGGTTACGACCTCCACAGGGTCGCCGCTGTCTCCACGGATAAGCAGGCACCCATCATGCGCCAAAACATCGTCCTTGATCTGAGGAAGAATATTGTCTACCAGGTTCCAGTAGTCATAGCTGTCGCTAACCATGGAAAAGTTCTGGTGCGGGTAAACTTCTTTCAGCAGACGCTTGATGTGCGTTACCTCATCACCATCCACAGCATAGTTGGAGCACATGACGCTATGCTCAGTAGATAGAGCACCATAAGCCACAGGCTCATTCTCAACACGGCAGGCGTAATTCTTTTCCAGCCAAAGGATGGCCGGCACTGTGGCCGTATTCAAAAAGCTCAGGCAGAACGCAGCAGAACTCTTGGTGGCGCTCTCCACGCTTTCCTGACCGCGCATGGAGAAGTCGCCCAGGAGCTTGGCCCGCACTACATTGTCGTCGCAGGTGATGTCGGCAAACTTGTTGACGATTTGCCGATAACGGTATCCCACCTCAGCCGAGATCTGAGTGTGCCACATGGAGCAAGATAGCATAGTTTCGATGCTGTTGACCAACCAGACAAAGTGAGGGTTAGTATTCGAGATCTCGATTTGCGGGACGTGGATATCGGTACGAGCACCTTCTGGCACAGCGCGAATCATGAGGGGTAGGTAGCCCAGCTCATGAAGCTCTTTCACGCGACCATAGCCAACGCCATCTGTACCGATGGTGCAGCCCAAAACCCGAACGT